ATGTCAAATTTCCGCTTATTACTATTGCTGCTTTGCAGTTTCATGCTCGCAGTTATCCCGTACTTATTAACGGGGAGACTCCCGTACAGTGTCGTGTAATCGGTGACGACCCTACAGGTGCTAAAGACGCTCGTGCCCATCGTGTTGCTCAGTTTATGTCCTATCAGATTCTTGAGCAAGATACTACTTGGGAATCAGAGATGGATAGAGTTCTTATCTCTCAGCCTATTGTAGGTTGTGCTTTTAAGAAATCTTATTTTGACCCAATCCTAAAGTACAACGTCTCTGAGCATATCCTTGCTAAAGACTTTGTCGTAAACTATTGGACTAAGCATTTAGATACATCCCCACGCATTACTCAAATCCAATACCTATCTAAGAACGACATCTATGAGCGTGTAGCTCGTGGCTTGTGGTGCGAAATGAAGGAAGGTCGTCCTGCTGCTGTTCCTCAGTCAAACATGACTTTGGCTCAGAATAAAGCTCAGGGTATGTCTGCTCCTGATTCTATTGACGATAGCACTCCTTACGAAATCCTAGAACAGCATACCTTCATTGACTTTGATGGTGATGGCTACGCTGAGCCGTACATCATTTGGATGCGTCGTGATACTAAACAAGTTCTTCGCATTGTAGCTCGCTACTTTGACACTTCTATTGAAAGAGATGAAAAAGGTAATGTCCTCTCCATCCAAGCAGAAAGCTATTTCACTAAGTTCCCTTTCATTCCCTCACCTGATGGTGGATTTTATGACCTCGGTTTCGGAAGCCTTCTTGGACCACTTAATCAGAGTATCGATACCCTTCTCAACCAGCTTATTGACACAGGCACAATGGCCAATACCGCAGGTGGCTTCCTCAGTCGTGGAATCAAGCTCAGAGGCGGTAACTACAACTTCGCACCTTTAGAGTGGAAGCATGTCGATACGACAGGTGATGACCTGCGTAAAGGTATTATGCCTTTACCTGTTAGAGAGCCTTCTCAAGTTTTGTTTACATTGCTTAGTATGCTTATCAACTACGGTGAGCGTATTGGTGGCTCGGTTGACATCTTGTCTGGTCAAAACCCAGGTCAGAATACTGCTGCTGAGACTACAAGGACAATGGCAGAACAAGGAATGAAGATTTTCTCTGGTATCTTTAAGCGTACTTACCGTAGTCTTAAAGATGAGTTCCGTAAGCTGTATCGCTTGAACCAACTGTACCTACAAGGTATCGAAGATTACAACAGTGATACAGGTCAAAACTTTATTGATGCTGATGACTTTGCAGGTCCAGTATCTGATGTACGTCCTTCTGCAGACCCTAACATTGTTTCAGATACCCAACGTATCCAACAAGCTTCAGCGTTGCTACAGTTAGCTTCTACAACTCCAGGCATGAATATGTATGAAGTTCAGAAGAACTACCTCAAAGCAATGAAAGTTTCTAACATTGACCAGTTGTTACCTGACCCTAAAGGTCCTAACGCTATCAAACCAGGACCTTCAGAGAAGATTCAAATTGAGCAAATGCGTAGCCAGATTAAACAAATGGATATGGAATTGCAAACTAAATTGGCTGCTATCAAGTTGGCACAAGCTGCAGAGCTACAACAAGCTAAGATTCATAAGTTGGAAGCAGACGCTATCCTCTCTATTGAACAAGCTGGTGGTGTGCAGGCTGGACATGATATTGCAATGCTAGATGCCCAGATTGGTGCAGCTAAAGCTAAACAAGAAGGTATTCAAGATAGTATGAAGACAGTTATGGCTCTTGAAAAGCACCTGTCTGACATTAATAAACCTCAAGAAGCACCAAAAGAGGGAGCAGCAAAAGAGTAGGTTTACTAAGGAGGAAGTATGGCAATCGTCGTAACAGAGCAAGAGTTTCACGAGTGGAAGGCAAGTCGAGTAACACAAGCTTTTATGAAAGCTATTTACAACGACAGAGAGTGGTTAAAAGAAATGTTGTTAGCAGGAACCGAAGATGATGCGAGTATTCGAGGACGAGCAGCAGCATGTACAGCTATTCTAGCTTTAGACTACAACGAGTTAATGAATTCAGTAACGGAGAAGAAGGATGACTAACGTGTCTGGCATTACTCCAGTGTTTGATAGGATTTTAATTAAGCCTCTCGAAGTGGAAGAAAAGACAGCAAGTGGAATCATTATCTCTACTGCAGAAACCAGCGAGCGAGAACAGCTTTCAAATACTACAGGTGAGATTATTGCCTTAGGTGAAGAAGTTCCAGACGGTGTTGTTTCAGTAGGTATGAGAGTTGGCTACGCTAAGTATGCTGGTTTGATGTACAAAGGTAAAGATGGCGTGGATTATCGAATGATTAACTACGACAACTTAGTATGTAAATTAGATGATGACATGAAGTTGATTGACCCACATCTAGCACAGGGAAGAAAACCATGAGTGAAGAAATACAACAAGAAGCACCACAGGACGCTCCAGAAGCTCCTCAGTTCGAGTCCGAAGCAAGGGCGCAGGGCTGGGTAGCAGCAGATGAGTTCCGTGGCTCTGAGAGCGATTGGGTTGATGCTGAGACGTTTGTACGTCGTGGCAAAGAAATTATGCCAATCCTTCGTAAGAACAATGAGAAACTGCTTAAAGAATTAGGTGAAGCTAAGAAGGACGCTGCGGAAGTACGGGAAGCTGCTAAAGAGTTCCGTGAGTTCCAAAAGCAACAATTTGAACGCAAAACCAAAGAACTTGAAAGCCAGCTAGAGCAACTGAAGCAAGCTAAGCGTGAAGCAATTACGCAAGGTGATGGCGACAGGGCAATAGCGATTGACGATGCAATGGATGAACTGAAAGAGCAACGTCAAGAGGCTAAAGAAGACTTAAAAGCTGCTGAAGAAAAAGTTAAAGAAGCTCCTCAAGTCACTCAAGACCCTACACTCAATGAGTGGATGGACAAGAATGATTGGTTTGGTAAAGATACACGTTTGACTGGTATGGCTAATGGATTAGGCGTTGAATTAAGACGTGAAAACCCTTCGCTACAAGGTAAAGCGTTTCTAGACAAACTAGATGAAGAGCTTGCAATTATGTTGCCAGAGAAGTTTGGTAAGAAACGAGTACAGAATCCGATGGAAGGCTCCTCTAATGGAACAGCTAGACCATCAGTGGGTACTGGAAAGAAATCTTACAACAACTTACCTGCAGAAGCTAAAGCAGCNTGTGATAAATTCGTTAAGCAAGGTCTTATGACCAAAGAAGCTTATGTTGCAGAATATGAATGGGATTAAGGGAGAAAGAACATGACTGAAATTAAAAAAGAAGTTAAAGCTGTACCAGAGTCTACTAAGGTAGAGCGTCCACGTGAACGTAAAAAAGGCGTATTTAATGGGACTCAAGGTAAGCTGCAAGTAGGAAACCAAATTGAAGGGTATCACTTGCATATTTTCAATGACACGCCTGGGCGCATCCAGAATGCCACTGAAAACGGTTATGAGTTTGTTCACCCTAGCGAGGTAGGTGGCGTTACGGATAATGTTACATCACGTAACACCGATGTAGGAGATAAGGTTAGGTTCTTAGTAGGGGCTGGTGAGAAGGGCGACCCAATGTATGCTTACTTGATGAAAATCAAAGAAGAGTGGTGGCTTGAAGACCAACGTCAATTACAAGAGCGTAACGACAAAACCGATGCAGCAATCCGTGGTGGTAATACACCTGGCGTAGATTCCACAGGTTTCTACAATGCTGGTATTAAATTTTAAAACTTTCTAATTAAGGAAAAAAAATGGCAAACGTAAATGCCGTAACAGGATTGTCGCCAGTTGGCACAATCACTGGTGCACCCTTTAACGAGCAAGGCGTACTTTACGCTATCGCTAACGACGCATCCAACACATACGCTATTGGCGATGTTGTGAAGTCTGCTGTCGGTAATGATGCTAATGGTGTTCCACTCGTTACTAAAGCTGTAGCTGCTTCCGTTCCACTAGGTGTTATTGCTTCCATTCGTGTAGCTAACCCAGGTGTTTCATTGCAAGGTACTAACTTAAACTTAGCACAACTCTGGATTGGCTTAAGTGCTGGTTCATATACCTATGTTTATGTTATCACTGACCCTGCTGTAATTTACTCTGTTCAAGCTAACGCTTCTGCAGATGCTAAAGTTGGTGCTACTGCAGTTCCAACAATCACTGCTGACCAGACTTCAACATTGGCCCAGTCTTCACCTTTCTCAAGCACTTATGTAACTTGCGATAGCTCTGCTACTGCAGCTTCCATGTTCCAAGTTGTTGGTCTCTACCAAGAGCCAAACAATGTTCCTGGTGCTTACAATAACGTTTTGGTGAAGTTTAATAAACACCAATATTTACAAGCCTTCGGCGCTTAATAGGAGAATAAAAAATGGCTGGTGTAATTACAACTGGTACTCACCCAAAGGCCCTATGGCCTGGTGTTAAAGCTTGGTGGGGTCAAACTTACGACGAACATCCTGAAGAATATATTCATTTGTTCGACAAAGATACTTCACATCAAAACTACGAGGAAGACGTTCAGTTAACTGGATTTGGTCTTGCTCCTGTTAAATCTGAAGGTCAAGGCGTTCAGTATGATTCAGAAGTTCAAGGTTTCGTAACTCGCTACACACACGTTGCATACGCTCTTGGTTACATCGTAACTAAAGAAGAGTTGGATGACAATTTGTATGAGCAAGTTTCTAAGCGTCGTGCTGCTGCTTTAGCTATGTCTTTCCGTCAAACCAAAGAAAATATTGGTGCTAACGTTTACAATCGTGCGTTTAATGCTACCTACACAGGTGGTGATGCTCAACCTTTGTGCTCTACAGCTCATCCAAATACTTCTGGTGGTACTTTTGCTAATACCCCTACTGTGTCTGTTGACCTCTCCGAAGCTTCTTTGGAAGATGCAACAATCGCAATCATGGGTTTCCAAAATGACCGTGGTTTGTTAATTAACGTAATGCCACGTTCTTTGATTGTAGCTCGTCAAGAATGGTACAACGCTAACCGCATTCTGAAGTCTGTATTCCAATCAGGTACTGCAAATAACGATATCAACGTTCTGAAGGCAACTAATGCCATCCCAGAAGGTATCACTATGAACCATTACCTCACAAGTCCACATGCTTGGTTCTTGCGTACTAACATCCAAAATGGTATGAAATACTATGAACGTGTTGGTATCACATTTGACCAAGACAATGACTTTGACACTATGAATGCTAAAGCTAAAGGCTATGAGCGTTATAGTTTCGGTTGGTCAGACCCACGTGCTGTGTATGGCGTTAACGGTCCTTAATGACTAAATAGTTCTTTACAAGAGAACTAGATTATGTTATAATGGTGGGGTTAGGAACTTAAAACGTTTCTTTCCTCACCGCCTTACTAGGAATAAATAATGGACTATCCAATTATTAAAGAGCCTAAGAATGCAGTTGTTAAAGATAAGCCTAGTAATATGGCTGCTCCTAAAAGCAAAAGCACCAAAAGGTCTCGGTAACACCCAAGCAGTAGAGAATCAAGGCGGTCAGTTGTCTGGCGTTAAAAAGAAACGCATGACTCCTGTAGCTAGTATTAAAAATCACTCGTAACACTTTCTTATCCTAAACGTCTTAATTGACGTGACCCATCACTTTTAGGAGATACAAATGGGAACACCAACAAGATTTACATACGGTATTGCCACCGTTGCAAAAGGCAAACCACTAGGCGATTATCCGTTGCCAGACCCTTTCCATACATCCTCTGACGCAGGTCTTGATGTATTTACATATTCCAACGACTTTACAGACTTAGGTGCTATTGCTGCTCGTACAATCACTGGCGGCGCTGCTTTTGCACTGGCTGATGGTTTAAACGGTATCGGTGTTTTGACACCAGTATCCGCTACTGCTGCTTCTGTGTATCGTACTGCTGCTGCATTCCAATTTATTGGCGGTAACAAGTTTTGGTTCTTACATCGTATCAAAGCTTCTGCTATTACAGGTGCTATGGTATTGAACTTTGGTATGTCTAAAGTTAGTGGCGGTACTATTGCTACTACTGACCGTCTATACTTTACTAAGCCAGCTTCTTCAACTTCTTTGAACTTGGTTTCTGTAGTTAACAACGTTTCTACAACATTGCTTACAGGTATTACTACTGTTGCTGCTGATACGTACCTTGACGTAGGTTTCTACTACGATGGTACTGACTTGCAAGTGTTTGTTTCTGACAACATGGTTGCTCGTGTATCAGGTGTTACTATTGGTTCTGCTAGTACTACTATCAGTAACGCTTTAATGTCGCCTTTCTTTGGTCTGACTCCAGTTGCTACCGAGACAGTTACTAT